GCTACGCCAAACACCTGTAAAGTCTTAGTTAAAGTAGATGAGCCCGGTTGGTTTGTAGTAATAGTTATAGGGTCAAAAAAATCTAAATCTAGGGCGGCGATTATGCCGGCATTATAGTTATCTGTGTATAAATCTAAGGTAATGGCATCACATCTAATAGAGGTTTCTTTACGGCTTGCTACATAGGCTTGAGCGTAATCTAGGGCCGCGGCATCTGTTTGCATTAGTAGATTTTGTTGGTTATAGCTATGGGTAAAATACTTATCTATGCTAGCTTGGTCTATTGCTAGCTGTGTAGTACCGCCTGTACGGGTGATGCTAGCCGCGTTAAATACCAACGTATCATCTAAGCGCCATAAGGCATCAAAGTAACCTATATTTGTGCCGTTATCGTTAAACACGGTAGGTGTGCCACCTATGCTAGCTGTAGTAACTTGCCTATCTTGAAATACAAAGCTACCGGTAGCATCTACATAAAGCGCCCCGTACTCACTTAGGGTAACCGTCTGCATAGCTGCAAGGCTGGTACGGGCTGTGCCGGGGTCTGCCTGTAGTGTAGTTAAGCCGGCATCTACATCACGCATAGAGTTAGGCCAGCCTATTTGGTCTAATATTTGGTTAATGCGTGTGCCGGATAGGTCACCCGCGGTAGCCCCTGTTACTGTGGCTATCTGTGCATTTTGGGCAAGTCTAAACGCATCTACCGCCGTTATTGTGGTATAAACAACGTCTAACGCATTTTTAGGCGTAGTAGTGCTATAGCTAGTAATAAAACCGCTAAAGATAGGGTAAGTAACGCTGTTATAAGTAGCTGATATAGCTACCTTACGCATAGGGTCAAGCAAGCCAAAATAAGGCCCGCTAGGGTTTTGAGGGTTAAAATCGCCGTTTTGGTCTACTATTCTTAAAGTTAGTGTACCTGTTTGGAATTGGTCGGCTTGTGGGTTACGGCCTCTGTTAGTTTGTATTGTATCTACTACGTCCGATACATCTACAATTACAGCCGCGCTATCGCTTAGTATGTTTGTATCTAATATGCCTTCACCTAAAATCATAGCTTGGGCAAAGCTAGGGCCAGTACTAAAGTTAATAATAGCGTTTATAACTGGCAGGGTCATAGCCCACCGGTGTAACGCAACGGGTCGCCCTTACGCTCTAAATCTAATATAGCTCTTTGTACGGCTAGGCTTATTGTGTCCTCACTACCTACTACACCTGCATTTACGTTTACTGTTATGTTATCTGCCATACGGAAACGGGCAGGGTCAAAGGTAGAGCCCGCGCCTATACCCGGTGTATCAAATATGCCCATAGCTCTTAGCCTTGCTTGCTCATCACCTAGCGCATTAAGCGCGTTAGTACTTAAAGCATCTGTAAGCGTATCTATCTGCTCTTTTAATAAAAAGTTAATACCCGTACCCGTGCTAGTAGCTAAACGCAAATTAGTTAGTGTTGCTATTTCGTCTGCTATTTTACTTGTAGGTATAAATGCTGACTCTGGGTTATATGGGTTAGGTACTAACCTATCTCTAATAGGACCAGGACCAGGACCAGGACCAGGGCCAGGACCAGGGCCAGGACCAGGACCAGGGCCAGGACCAGGACCAGGGCCAGGGCCTACAATAATTGGGTTAATCTTTAGCCCTGCCATTTTTAGCAATAAATCTAAAGCATCTTGCAAATTTTTTAAGTCTATAAGCGCTTTAGGCATAAACTTATCATAGATTTTTTCTATGTCTTTTAACTTAAACTCTTGTTTTTGCATTACACCTAGAACTTCTAAATCCATATTTAGTTTTTTAGCTAGGCGTTGCACCTCTATCATTGCTAATTCTTTTTCTTTTTCAGTAGTTGCCGCTTGTGCTACGGCTATAGCATCTTCAAGTTGTGCCATAGTTTGTTTAATAGATAAGCGCGTTAGGTCATTAGCTAGCTGTAGTTTTTGCTGGTCTGTAGCATTAGCCCCTAGTTTGTTTATTTCTTCTTGCTTAGCTAGTAACGCCGCCTGTACCTGTATTTTATCTAAATCAAATACATCTATACCCTTGCCTAAAGCTAGGGCAGCTTTGTCTAACTTAGCTTGTAACTCTTTTTCTTTAGTTGAATTTTTTAACGTAGTTAGATTTTTTGCCTCTATTTTTAAAATTGCGTTACGGGCTCGTAGTGCAGCGCTGTTAGCCTTTTCATTTTTACGATTTACCTCACCCTGCGATTTAATAAGACTACGCGCAAATTGTGCTATCGCGCCTTCATCTGTCTCAAAAAACTTTATTAAATCGTTAAAAGTCTGTGAAAAGAAACCTGTAGCTTGACCGGCTGCATAGCCAAACGCATCACCTAAACTTATTACGTCTTTTTGTAAATCCTCTACAGCCGCCCCGCTATTTTCCAAACCTTTTACAAAGCCTGCTCCAAACGCTTCTTTAGCCTGCTCTGTGGCTTCAGATAGCCTAGCCATTTTGCCTGCTAAAGTGTCGGCAGCTTGACTAGATGAGCCCTTAAACTTTTCTGTTATCTCTGTTAAAACCTCATCAAAATCACGCCCTGCTAGATTAGCTGTGGTATAGCCAATTCTTAAACGTGCTAAGGCGTTTACATCTCCTAAATAGGCGCGCTGCAACGCTGTAGTTACTGTCTTTAAATCTGTAGACGTACCAGCGCTTACATCTAAAGCAACGTTTAATAATTTTTGTGCATCTGTAACATTTTGCGTACCTTGTGAAAGGCTAATAAACGCGGCGTTAAGCTCGCCGCCTGCCTTGCCTGTAGCTAGGGCTAACTTGTCTATAAACTGCCCTATAAACGGGGCAGCAAAACCTAAGTTTAATGAGTCTAGCTGCGTGCGTAATTGCGCCGCTTCTTTTTCTGCATCTTGAAATGCTTTTACAGACTCTTTGCCAAAATTGACTATAGCCCTAACGCTAAACGCTGCTAATAAACCTTTAGCTAAGTTTTTTATATTCTTGTCTAATTTAGAGGTAGCTTTACCCGCCTCGTTAAACGCTTTTTTACCTGTAAACTCAGAGGCTATATTTACTACTACTTGTGGGTCTACAGCCATTAGCGTACCTGTGCCATATTTTTATTAAATAAATCTTTAGTTTTTTGTATGCTTTTTAACACAGCTGCATTAGTCTTGCCGCCGTCTTCAGCCCACGCTCTATAAATAGCGCGGCCTTTCATTTTATTAGACCTACGCCCTGCCCCCGTCATATTGTTAGCATCTACTATGCGCCCTGTAGCATCTAGCGCATCTATAAATTGTTTACCAGCGTTAGGGTTTAGGCTTTGTGAGCTATCTTTAGTGTTGCCCTGTGGCCTGCCTTGTGGGTTTTTGCGCCCGCTAGTTTCGTATATTGTGCCGGCAGCGCTCGTATTTACTATGCGCGCTAAAGCTCTAAATCCATTTCTATTAGGCTTGCTAGGGCTAGTTCTATAACCTATGCCTTTTTTAGCAGCGCTTAAATCAAATTTAGGAAACGGCCTATAATTTATTGCCTCACTAGATAAAGGCTTAGACCAGCCGCTTAAAACTGTGCTAGGTATAAAACCTTGTGCTGTTTTAGCAATAGGTTTTAGCAAAGTAGCCATTTCTTTTTGTATGCTTTTTGCTAAATCGGGCTCAAACTTTTTTAGAGCTTTGCGCGCTTCAATAGCGCCTCTTAACTCTGTTGGCATCTTGCACCGCCTTAGCTCTGTCTGTTAAAACTTTTAATATATTCTTAAACATTACATCATCTAAGTCTAATAAGTATTGGGGCGGTATTCCGGTTTCTACTGCAATTTGTGCAATAAGATAACCAAAACTACCGCGCCCAACTATTCCAGGGGGTCATCATCTAGTACCTCAACTTTAGCTAAGGTTTCTAGAAAATCTGCCCCAAAACTTTTTACTACCTCGCCGCTAGTGCGTAAACACTCCCAAGCTAGCCAGTAAACGTCGCTTTGCTTTTCATCATCTCTAAAGGCTTTGTGAAAACCTTTTTTAGCATACTGCTCAAAGGCATACTCAATACGGGGCGTAATCTTATGCTCAGTTACGCTTCCGTCTGCCCTTGTTATTTTAAGTTTTGCCATTTTGTGCCCCTTTGTCTAGTGGTTATGGTGTTACGTCTACTACGATAGGTGAGTTACAAGTAAATGTAAGGCTCTGGCTACTAATATCCCCAACAGCGCCGTTAATATCTGTTGTATTGTTCACCAAAATTGTAGTTTGATATTCTGGGTTCGTTGTAGATATAGCGGCGCTAGTTTGCTTGAGTGTTAGCGCTACAGTAGTACCCCACGCAGCTTGCAACGCGGCGCGTACTGCACCTGAACCGCTTGCTGCATTATCATTTAGAAAATCAAGCGTAATAGTGCTTGCCTCTAAACCTTTGACGAACTTGTGAGCTGTATCCAATTTGTTACTACCTTTCGGCGGGTAAAACATTTCTGTTTACCTCTGCATCTTTACCATTGATGCAGTTCAGACTATATCTTCACCCTATTTCTAGGGGTTGCGCGTGTAGTCGTTACGGACTCTCTGCCTAAGCAGGTTGCCTCGGTATTAACCGTTTTCTTGGCGGCCTTCACCGATATAGCGCAATTCACGTTATTTGCTTACGCAATAACCGGGCAATATGACTTACCCATAGCTGTTACTTCAAGTTCATCAAATGAGCGGTTAATAGTTGCGCTAGTAACGTGGTCTGATAAGTCCACGCTATTAAGCGTTACTACTACGCCATTAGATAAAAATATGGCCATTTGTTATTCCTCTTTCTGTA